CAATGAGGCCAGCAACCGCTGGTTTCATCCGTTTGGTGTAGCTCGTTTGTACTGGCATGATGCAAACTCCAGAAGTTCAGAAAAGGTTCGTGTCGCTGCTTACTTGCGCTGCGACGGTTTAAGGTGGGCGGTCTGGCGGCGGGCGATAGCAGCAGCACGCGCCTTGTTTGCATCCGGCATGTCGTCGTCCTTGGCGTCCGTGTTCTTCAGTGAATTGACCAGCGCACGGTCCAGCGCGCTGCGTGGGTTGGCGGCAGTGGTTGGGGCCAGCGCATCGAAGCGGGCGGCAACGTACTCGGCGCTGTCGAGGTTTTTGACCGGCAGGTCCGGGCATTTGGCCTTGACCACTTCCAGCCGGATTTGGGCGTTGGTCTTGCCCTTGTGGTCCAGGTTCGGGATCAGCTTGCGGGCGTGGTCCAGAACTTCCATACGTTCGTCCAGCATGGCGTCAACCGCGTCCGGGTTGGTGGCGGCTTCCAGCTGTGCCGACAGGCCGACAACTTGAGCCGCTGCCGCTTCGGCTTCGGTTTTGGCGGTTTCAACGGCGGTCTGCGCTTCCATGGCAGTGGTGGCGGCTTTGGCCAGCAGTTCGTTGAGTTGCGCTTGCAGGGCGTTGATTACCTGCGCCAGCTGTTCGGTGGCTTCGTAAGTGACGCCGTTTACGGTTACAGTGCCCATTTTTGGGGCCTCCTTAGGGATGTCGTCCGCAGAATCGGACACTTTACAAATTGAGCCGCAACGGCCAGCCGCTACAACTGCAACGTGGTTTGGACGCAGCGCCAGTTGTTCACAGTCATAGGGTTCGCCATTCGGCGCGATCCCCGGCGTGAAGTCATAGCCGCTGTAGTAGCCGCAAGAAAGTTCTTCCTTGCCAGCCTCAATTTCGGCGATGGTAGCTGAATCAGTTACCAGTAAATCGCCGCGCAGAATAGGGCCCACCATTTTCGGCATTCCAACAATAGAACCCTTTTGGAACTTCGGGGTGTTGGCGGTGTTGAAGAATTCACCCCCCGGCGGGTGGTCGTTGGCCGCCGGGCTACCGTACCATTTCGGCACCGATTCCGCCAAAGTGGCTTCGGAGCGGTAAACCCGAATGACGCTGTTAGGGTCACGGTCGTTGTACATGCGCGGCTGGAAGTTGGACGCCGAGTATTCGGTAACGCCCGCAATAGACAAAGCGCAGTCACGGATGAGCATGTAGCCATGCTCAGTCATGCTGCGCTTGCTGCCAGTGGTGGACATTGCCCGGTCGGTAACTTGGAATTCCATAACGCGTCCTCTGTGTACTGTTGGCGATTATAACAGCGTAAAGTGGCTCCCAAGTTAGGGGCGCAACTGTGTTAAGCTATTGTATAATGCGGTCAAGCTCAATGATCGGTTCGGCTACGCAGCGGCAATTGTAATCGTCGCCGGGGTTGCCAATGTCGTCTTTCTCGGGGTCCAACAGCACGGTGCCGTCCTCAAGCTTCTGCCCTACAAATTCCGGCAGCCATGCATAGCACTTGCCGTTCCGCTCTTTGTGGGTTTCGCGTACAGCGTTGTCCCCCACGGTGCGCCAGCGGTAGCCGCGAATACCCGCTGCAACTTGCCGCTGCCGGCTGATATCGCCATTGAGCTTGGCCGTCTGGTCACGCGCAATGAACCTGGCTTTGTTCGTCGTGACCGGATACACTTCCTGAATTTGCGCAATGAGGCTTTTACCGCTACGGCCCTTGGTGCCCTCTTGCGTGATAATCATCTGGACTTTGTCAAGGTAGCTTGACGGGATCGACTTAATCAGCTGCACGTTGGCGGCGATTCCGGCCTCAACTACGTCCTTTATGCCTTCGGTGCGCAGAATCTTCACAAGGTCAACGCCCATGGCCTTGCTTACGATTTTCTCAATGGCGCTTTGGGTCTTTTTGTCTACTTTGCCGACAAACTGCGAAGCCAGGGCGCGGGCCTGCACGTCCGCTGTTTCCCATTGCTTGCGCAGTTTGTCAATACCGCGCATCAGGTCTTCAATGAACCCGTCCTGATTCTTAAACCACTTGGAATCAACGTTCAGGATGTCGTTGGAATCGGCGCGGAGCAGTGGGAACAGCGTTTGCTCAATGGCGTCACGCAGCCCGTCCACGTTTGCTTCCAACTGACGGTAATACCAGTTTTCCTCTTCGGTCGGTGGATGCACCCCGGCAGCAAAGGAAATGCCCATGCGCTTTGCACGGGCTTCCTTTACACGTTGGATTTTGGATAGCGGGGAAACCCGACCCCGGACTTTGCCGGCCATCAGTCAAGCGCCAACCGGTCTTCGGCAGGTTGCGCCGGGTCTTCTGCAGCCGGTGCGGCTGGTAGCAGCGCTTCTGCCTTGTTGGCTTCCTCTACTGCCTTCTTGAGTTCTTCCAGGTACTCGGGGGTGATGTTGGTATAAGTGCCATCCTCGTACAGCTGCTGGGCAACGATATGTTCGTCAACCACACCCGCGCCGAGATACGCGATATCCCGCGCCGAACGGGCTTGCTGAGCAGTGGCTTTTTCACTATCGCTTTCTTGCGTCAGTGGCAGCCATTTGTAACCCCAGTCCTTAACCTCGGAGCCCCACAACGACCGCTGCATGACTTTGTCCAAGATTCGCAGGTTGGGGTTGTAGTCGGTAGTCTGATCTTGGCGCACGGTATCATGGTAGTTGTCCATATCCCCTTCGCCAGTAGCGTTCAGACCGCTTGCCGCCACCCCGTACAAACGCGTTACCGGGATACGAGCGGCGCCAGACACTTCGCCTTTAAACTCTTTCAGCATGTCGCTCAAGCCGCTAAACGCTTGAGTATGCTGCTCAAAACTTTCGTCTTCATCGAGCAGCATAACGTTGTTGACCGATTTCAGCAGCTTAGCCAGCGCGAAACGGGTTTGAATTTTCTCCTCGCCACCCGGTTGCAGCAGGAAGTTGGTCAAGCCCTTGTACTTGATCACGTCAACCGAAGATTCGGTAACGAGGTTCGCCGCGCCCGCCATAGCCAAATCCTTGGCAATCAGGGATTCCATAACCCGGCGCAGAACCGAGGCACCCCAGTAAGCATGGCGCCCGCGCTGCTTTTGGTAGAACGGCAGTTTCAGGCCGTAGAAGGGCAGCACACGGGAGCGGTGAATTTTGAATGTCGCCGCATTAGGCAGCGTGTAATACTCGGGCTCGCCAAAGCCGGGCTTGGTTGGGTCCAGCTGCGTCCAATCCGGCAGCGCCTGCAGACGTGTGCAGTCAATTACGGTAAGGTGGGTCAAACAGCCTTCGCCAAGGCGCTCAATGTCCAGCGGTTCGTCAGGGGCGCCCGCTTGCGCTTCGTCCAGGCCGAGGATGATACCGGCGCCGCCGTACAACCGCGCCCATTTCAGCGCCTCATTGAACTTGCTGACAACGTCCATATCAGTCTCAAACTGAATGAACTGCTCAAGCTTGGCCGGGTCCGCTTGGGAGGCGTCAAACGCTCGCCATTCGCGGGTCATGTCGTCGGGTACGGAATCGACGATGGCACCCGCCACCCAGTTTTCGACATACAACGCCTCAAGCGTACGATCGTCAAGCTGGAACTGTTCGGTGTACTCCGTGTGCATGCGGCGGTCGCTGCCGGTGCCGAGGTTCGCCACAAAGTTCTGCAGCGCATCGAGCTGTTTGAAGAACTCGCCAGCTGGAGGCGCCGCAACGGTGCGTTGGGGTTGAATCTTAACTACCTGGCCCATTAGCCTTTTCTCCCAAACTGGTCGTAGAAGTTGGAGCGGTTGATTAGCATGTCCTTAATCGCCATCAGGGTTGTGTCGATTTGGTCATCATGCGCGTGCGTCATAAGCGGCGTAAATGCAGCGAATTCGTGCAGGTATTCGGCAATCCAAGGAGCGTCCACCGGAATCCAGACGTTGCCCGCTGCGATTTGTGGAATACACCCGATAGCCTCAAACACCTTGTCGGTATTCTTCTGAACGGCTTCCACGGGTATAAAACTTTTCTTTTGCAGGTCTTGGATCAGGCTGGACCCGCTGGACTTGTCCTCAATCTTCATGCCGCGTGCGCCGACGTAGTTGTTGTCTACGGTGGCGTCTTTGTGTTTGGCCCAAAACGCGATAGCCTGCGCCTTAAGATCGGGCGCTTCCCATTTGCCGCGCACTTGGTCGAGCAGGAAAATACCCTTTGACGGGCTAAAGCCCCAACACGCGAATACAGTAAAGTCGTTGTGCTCTGCCGTCTTCTGCGCCGTGTCGCCGTAAATCCATTTGAACAAAATGTCGATTGGCAGGCCGGGATATTCGCCGTTAAGCTGCGCCGGGTTCTGCGCATAATAGTTCCACCACTTGGCCTTGAACATACCGCCGCCAAGCGGGGAAGGGCGTTGGCCGTACTGCGAAGCGTAGGTGTACGGGTCCGACTCTTTAAGGTGTATCAACTGTTCAGTCGTATGCTTGAACGGCCAAATGGCGCCGGGCTCAAAGCCGTGCTCAATCGGGATACCATGCGTGTAGTTTACCGGGTAGACTTCCGGCTTTTCTTCAATCAAAGCTGGGAGGCAAAGGTGGTGCCACTTGTCACCGCTGCCGCCCTGCAGTAGGAAGCCGCACAAATCCTCTTCGTGCAGCCGCTGCATGATTACGATAATCGGCACTTCTTCAACAGCTAAACGTGATTTGATGGTGTTGTTGAAGCGGTTGTTAATGCGCTTCCGCTTAGCTGCTGAATACGCGTCATCGGGCTTGATCGGGTCATCGATAATCAGGGCGCCGGTAAACTCGCCCTTGCGCATGCGTCCGGCCCGGAAGCCGGTGATTGAACCGCCACTCGCCGCCGCCAGCATGCCACCGCCCTGGTCGGTGAACCAGCGCTTCTTGGCGCTCACGTCCTCCCGGACGGCCATGGGGAACAGTTCTTGGAATTCAGGCAGCGATATTTGGTCGCGAATGACCTGTGAGTTCACAAGCGCAAGGTCATCAGAGTAGGAAGCGTGGATGAACTTGGCCTGCGGGTTGATAGCCAAACCCCGGCTAATGAAGTTAATCACCGCCTTTTCGGTTTTGGTGTAGCCCGGCGAAATGTTGATGATGAGGCGCGTAATCTCGCCGTTCAGCACGCGCTGAAGCGTTTCGTCAATCAGTTCGTGGTGTTTATTGGCAATCCAGCGGGCCGATTCGCGTGTTTTGAAGAAATACCGGTCGAAGGCGTTGCCGTCTGCCTTAAGGTACTGCTTAAGAATGCGCTTAAACTGCAACGCCAGCTGCGGTGGCAGTTCATCGAGAGGTTTGCCCTTGATATCGCTAAAACTGGTCATGGAACCACGCCTCGAATAGCTCAAGTTCCGCTTCGGTTAAATCCGTGACTTCTGCACGGGCGCCGTGCTCGCTGATTTCAAGCGACTTACGCTTAGCGTGCTTGTATTCGGCAATGGTCCGGGCCGCAACCGTTGAGACGCCCAAGGGCACCGGCTGGTGTTCGTGGTAAAGGTGGACTGTACGCTTGATGGCCTCCCACTGTTCTTCGTCAGGCGGGTCGCCGAAATTCTCTTCTTCGATAGTGTCAATAAGCTTCAATAGCTCAGAACGTTGGCGCGGGTCTACACCCGACATGACTTTAGCTAGGAACTCTAAAGGTTCCTCACTGTTGCCGGTGCTATCGTCTTCGAGTGTAAGGTCAACCGCACTCATTAAAAATCCCCTGGAGCTTGCGCATGCAGGGGATTATA